TTATGACACTGGTGCAACAGGCCATTCAATTTCAGGAGCTGTCGATACATCTAATTGTTTTAAAGATATGACGTAACCTTTCAGGTTAATCAAGCGCGCTGTACCAGTATCATCAATAATCCCCAACATTAAGTCAGTTTGCAGGGCGGTAAGTTCGTCTTGAACCAGCCAAATTCGATGGCTGCGCTCTCTTTCAGCTTCGGCAACATGCATTTCTTGTAGCCAGGCGGGGTTTACCGCGATTGCGCTCTTTGCTTTATTGAACTGCCACGTCTCAATAAAACGCTGGTCTGGCAGGTCTTCACGCAAGACTTTTAGCCAAGGCCCATCATGGGTAAAGTCATCTAAATACTTTTGCGTAGCGAAATTGACCACTGTCATTCCGCGCCTACTTGCATTTTCAAACACCACAACATAGATGTTTTCGTATGCTTCGTTGTCTGACAGCGCTTGATCAATAAATTGTTCCATCTTTTATTCCTTACGAGCCAACGACAATGACATAAAATTCCGGCCAATCAATCCAGTTGTAACTTGTTCCACCATCATTAGAGTTCTGTACGCTGAATGAGTTGGGTGTTCTATTCCAGATATTGGCCGAATGGGCGCTTTGTGCGCCGCTTTGTGAGCCGCCGTTAATCCCAACCACCACGCATATGAGCCATTTGACGTTGACATAGTGAAGTTATAGCCGCCCACATTCGTTCGGGATATGGCGGAAAAACCAATTGAGCTGATAATTGCGCCGCTACCTTGAACGGCGGCCCATGCCCTAACCCTGGAACCAATATAGGTAGATAAAGCTATCCAACAGGTTATTGATTTTAGTGATCTGCTCTTCCAGTGTAGATTGGCTGATGTCCGGTAACATACTGATCCATTCAAGCAGTTTCGGTGCATTTTTATATTGCAGGTAAATCCGTGACAGCGCTTTTTTACGGTGGTTATACATAGACCACCTCGATATTCTCAGTACTGAACACCCCGAGCTGATTAAAGGCTATTCTTACTGCATTCTCATTAACCTGCTCCGCTGCTGTACCGACGGTAATCACATTCACAAAACCATTACCGGCCACCAGATAATTGACTGGGGTAAATAAACGGCCCGCACCAATACTTTCACCAATTTTAAAGCCCAACTTAGAAAAACCATTGGTCTGATCAAAACCGGTAATGCTGTAATCGACAATCGCCTGTTTTATCTCTTCGTCAATAAATTCGCTATTACTGGCGATCTCTACCCGTACATAAACCGGTATTAGTTGGGGGCGAAAAAAGGTTACGGTGATCGGGTTACCTTTTGGGGTAACAGTATCCAACGAGATTTTATTGGGGAAAGTGTTATAACGGTTTACCCCACAGCCGGGGCTTTTATTGATGGTAATACTGTTAATAACATCCTCGATGCTGCCACCATCAACAAATATCGCCATTGAGTGACCAAACACCCCATTTTCGTCTGCTTCACTTTCAAAATTTTCATAAATCCGCGCCCGTTTAACATCATCAAGATTGACCAGCGCCGCATAAATATTATCAATCTGATTGGAGCCAGGTAACGCCACTGATTCATTGCGCCGGATGCGAAATGCGTTATTGGTTTCTTTATCCAACCCCATTGACGCTGCAGTGTTATTTGTCACCGCCATAATGCCGCCGATCGGTGTGGCAATAATAGTCAGATTATTGCTATTAGCTCCCTGTGCCCCTGCCAGCATGCAAGTGACATTCACCGTCGCATTCCCTGCCGCGTCAGTAATAACATCACCATCGGTCGCCCATAAGGTATTAGTCGCCCTATTTCTGATTAATGTCCCGGCATTGATCGGCGTAAAAGCGATACCACTAAAATTAATGGTGGCAGTTGAATAGGTCGCACTTTTGCGTTTGATTCCAGCGAACGCAGCAATGCGGTCTAATTGTTGGTCAATCGCTGAGTTGGGATCAGCTGCATGATAGGCATTAATTACCGCTTCATCCAAATTAGCTAATGCCTCACACCAGACCGCTATTGCCAGACCATCCGGCGATTCCGGTTTAATATTCCAGCCATCATCAATAGCAAGATAGCGCTGGCGCAGAGTATCCAGATATTCACTCAGCGTGGTGCCGCTAGCCCCGTCACGATTAATGGTGGCCATTAGATAAGATCCTCAGTGAACAGGAAATCAAATGCGTCATTATTAATATCAATCACCGCAGCAAATATCGTTATTTTGCGATTCTTCATATCGAGATCCATTTCAAAGCGGTTAATAGTCAGTACGCCTTTGGCTGCCAATATGCGCTGTTTAATATTGGCTTCGGCAATGTCGCGTGAAGTTTTGCCCAATATGCTTTGGAACCACGGCGTTCCCTCGGTGGCATCAAGAAAATACTCGCCAAGAAATAACCGTAGGCAGCAGATCATGGCTTGCCGGGTTTCTTCTTTGCCGCTAGCAAACTGGCTGCCGTGGGTAACAATGTCGCCATTTTGGAAATTGCGGATCACAGTGCCTCCGAAAGCAAAAAGCCCCGGCATAAAGGTGTTAGCTAAAATCAGCACGCGCCATATTGTCGAGTTTTTAGAATTTTGGGTGGCACAGGACAAAAAAACCATGGCCGCCACCATGCGATCAGTGTTGTCTGATATTTTCCGAGAGGCGATTGTCGAGGGCCATATAGATAATAATCCGGTGACACCGACACGCTCAGCTAAACCAGTGGTGAAACGTGAGCACCTGGAGCTGGATCAGTATCTCGCCATTCGTGAGGTCGCTAGCTCATTACCGGCATGGTTTGGGCTATCAATGGATCTGGCGCTAGTCACTGGCCAACGACGTGAGGATTTATCTCTGATGCGCTTTGACCAGATTGTTGATGGCAGATTGCAGATAGACCAAGGCAAAACCGGAGCCATGATATCCCTGCCCTTAGATCTTGAGCTTAAAGCCGTTGGCTTACGCCTTGGCACCGTGATTGATCAATGTAGATTAGCCAGTAAAACAGATTTTATGATAAGTGCTGGCATCAGAAAAAATAGCCCTGATGGATCACTACATCCAGATAGCCTGACAAAGAAATTCGTGACGGCGACAAAAGGAACAGATTTTTGTTTTGATGAGAGTCCGCCAACTTTCCATGAGCTCAGAAGCCTGGCCGGACGATTGTATGAAAAGGAAAAAGGTAAGGAATTTGCGATGAAACTGCTGGGGCATAAATCGGAGAAAATGACGAACAAGTATCTTGATACGAGGGGTAAAGAATACGTGATGCTATAAAAGACTGAATATCAAAATTCGTGCAATTTTCGTATATTTTCGTTTTTATTAAAAAATCCCCTTTATAATCATTCAGTTAAAAATAAACCGAATATAGGAATCGTATTCGGTCTCTTTTTATTTTTCATTTAAAATCAATTAAATATACAAACATCGGTCAATTACCCAATATTTATTACCAAACTCACTTTTGACACAACGTCATCGCACGCTGTTGGAAAGGCGCCAGGCTCATCTTTTGTCCCGGCTTCTCGTTATCATCTAATAATAAAATATCTAATGGTTTCGCGAGAACATGGCCTGCCCTCATCTGTTCAGTCGCCACATCATTGAGTGGATATTGAGCTAATGTACTTGGATTTATCACAAACAAAGCTCCCCCTGAGCGACATTCCAACATCACTTCTTCTCGGGTAAATGCCCATTGTTTGCCAAATTCAAACTTACTGACAGTCACTATTTTTCCAGCGGCAAAAGCATTCACGGATAGCATCAGTAGCGATAACGTCAGCACCAAACTCTTCAT